TTCTAAATCTAAAATGGCTTTGAAGTTTGCTAGTGGTACAGCACGATTTATTACAGGTAAATTCAATAACAAAAGCAATATATCTATTAAGACTCCTACTGCTGACATTGCTATACGTGGTACAGATTTTACTTGTACAGTAGATGAGCTTGGAAGGTCACTTGTAATTCTGTTGCCAGATGAAAATGGCATATCTAGTGGTGAAATTATTGTGGCCACTGCTATGGGTAGTGTCACGCTTAACAAACCCTATCAAGCTACCACAGTATCTGTTTACGAAAACAACCCTTCTAAGCCTGTCACCTTAGACATATCGTTAGACTTGATTGACAACATGTTGATTGTTAATCCACCGCAAGAAGTAGATCAGCAACTAGAAGAAGCACAGACACAAGCCTCCGCTGACTATCTTGATTTTAACGACTTAGATATTGATTTTCTCAACGAAGACTTCTTAGATGCAGAAGCAGACCTTGAATTTACTGAGCTTGATATTAATTACTTAGATGTTAATTTTCTTGAAGATTTACTGAATGTGATTGATGCACTCGCTATTACAAAAGAAGAAGACCAATTAAAACAAGGCGGTGTAGGTATACGGATAGTTGGTACAGATATAGGCCAAGATAAGGACACACAGATAACAACTATAGTATCAGGTCAAAATATTAGTCTCACCAGAACAGTCAGCCAAAGTGCTAAACTTAACCTAGATGGGTCTGGTAGCTATACGATAATATTAATACAAGATGGTGTGGCTAATACAGTAAAAATTAACGGTGGTTCTTCAACAACAATCACAATCAAACAAGGTTCTGGATGAAAAAACTTATACTACTATCATTGCTATTTATAATGGTCTTACCTTTTGTAAAACAAACCGCACCACTCGAAGTATTAAAACTGAAAACTTTTGATGCTTTTATACCAGAACAGCAAGAAAGTGGTAATTTTGTAATACTAAACATCACTGAGAATGATATTGCAAATGAAGGTGGTTATCCTTTATCAAGACAAACCCTAGCTCAAATACACATAAATTTACTTAGGCAAGGAGCTATGGGGGTAGGTTGGGTTATGGCTTTTCCTCAACCAGATAGGTTCGGTGGTGACTTTGAGTTTACGGAAGCTTTATCTTTTTCTCCTAGTGTTCTTGCTATGTTTGAAGGGAAGGGAGACTACCCCCCTACATCTGGAACAGTAATCTTAGGTGAAGATGCTGGTGGCATAATGGCAGAAGGTGTTATAGAAAACATAGATGTTTTAAAACGTAACAGTGCTCAAGGTATAGCAGTGGCTAGGACAGAAGTTGACAATTTGATTAGAAGATTACCATTGCTTATGAAAACACCAGATGGTTGGGTGTCTTCATATGCCACAGAAGTTTTGAAAGTTTTGGCTGGAGCTGAAACATATGTAATTAAAACTAACGACAATGGTATAGAACATATCAGAGTAAGAGGCATACCACCTGTGTCAGTAGACTCTCTTGGTCGTAAGTGGATTAGTTGGGTAGATACACCACAGACTAATTTAGGCGAAATGGATGTCGAAAATAAGTTTGTTTTTGTAGGATTTACTGCCAAAGGAATTATGCCTCAGTTGGCAACTCCTGTAGGTTTGTTAGAGCCACACAAAATACAAGCAGCTCTAGCTGAGTCAATTCTTATAGAAAATAGTCCTTACATACCAGATTATGCTCTGGCCGTAGAAATAATAATTTTATTATCCTCAATGGTCCTTATATGGCTTGTATTAAATGTTTTTGGTATAACTCTTGGTATTAGTATAGGAGCAGTTGTAATGACCGCTACGGCTTACTATGGCTATTGGACCATACAACAAGGTGTTTTAGTTGATGTTACTTGGGCCTTAATCTCACAGTTTATTACAGGAGCTACAGCTTTTTACTTGCGTTTTAGAGAACAATACAAGGCCAGACAGCTCATAAAACAGCAGTTTGGTAAATACCTTGACCCTCGTATGGTGAAGAAGCTGCAATTAAATCCCGAACTGTGCCAAATTAATGGTGCTAGGGTCGATTGTTCGATAATTTTCACCGATCTAAGGGGTTTCACGAGCCTTTCTGAGTCAGTAGAGCCAGAAATGGTCACTTATATAATGAACTCTGTACTGGATGCACAGGTAAAAGCAGTCAACCAGTATATGGGCGTTACGGATAAGTTCATCGGCGATGCGGGCATGTACCATTGGAATACAATCATACCGCAAGAAGATCATCATAATCTTGCACTGGATGCAGCCATACAAATGGAAGAAAACATGCGCGAGTTAAACAAAAAATTTGTTGAAGAAGGCATACCAGAGGTTGCAGTGGGCGTGGGAGTAAACAGCGGAATTTGCGTTGCTGGAAATTTTGGAGCTACCGATAGGTTTGCGTTTAGTTTAATTGGTGACCCTTGCAACGTAGCAGCTCGCCTAGAGTCAGGAACTAAGGAAGCTGGTGTAAGCACACTGATTGGGCACGAAACAGCACAAAATTGTAGATATGTGTTAAAGTCACTACCAGATTTAAAAGTAAAAGGTAAAGCAAAAGCGCTAAAAGTATATACATGGGCATGAAGTTAAGTTTAATACTCGGAGGCTTGTTAGTCGTTTCTGTTGCTGGTTCTGCATGGTATATAGATTATCAAGCAGATCAAATTAGCACGTTAAAAGGCAATCAAGTAGTTTTAGAAACTGAAATAGAAAAACAAAACGAATCAATACAAAACTATCTAGCAGAAAAAAAGAACCAACAAGCACAACTAAATCAGTTAGAAAATGATAAAAGAGCAGCTATGGAAGACGTAAATAGACTTAGAAAAACATTTGCTAATCACGACTTAGATGAGTTGGCACTTGCTAAACCGGGTATGTTGCAAAGTCGTGTGAACAAAGCCTCAAACAGAGTGATGACTACCTTAGAGAATTTAAGCAATCCAAATCAATTTGATGAAAAACCTAGCACTAATTAGTTTAAGTATTTTGTTGGCCAGCTGCTCTTTGATGCAACCAATCAAACCTGTGGAAGTGAGAAGCATTGCAGAGAGAGCACCGTTGTATCACCCACCGTTATCTTACCCTATGTCTCTTACCAAAGTAGATTGGGAGATAATTACACCAGAACTTATGCAAGAGTATTTAGATTTAGTTAAAAAAGGTGAAGCACCTAGAAAAGCTTATTACGCATTATCTAGTAAAGAATACGAAAATCTTAGCATGGATATGGCAGAAATAACTCGTTATACCAAAGACATACTTTCTATAATCAAATACTATAGAGAATTAGACAAACCACAGGAAAAAGAAGATGAGTAAGACACCAGATGAATTTGTATATAGAGCTACGCTAGATCGCATAGTTGATGGTGACACTTTTGACTGCATCTTAGACCTTGGTTTTGACGTAAAACTACACAAACAAAGAGTTCGGTTGGCTGGAATAGATACACCAGAGAGCCGTACTAGAAATTTAGAAGAAAAAGCATTAGGTCTAAAAGCGAAAGAAAGACTTAAAGAGCTTTGCGAAGGCACATTTAGAATTAAATCTCTTGGGAAGGGAAAATATGGAAGGATTCTTGGCATACCTTATACAGCTGATGGAGAAGATATTTGCCAAAAGCTTATTAAAGAAAAACACGCAGTTGAATACTGGGGTGGAACCAAAACAGGCAAAGTTTTGGAAGATGGAACTTGGGGAGAGTAACATGCAAATATCACAAGAAGGATTAGCGCTAATTAAAAAGTTTGAAGGTTGTGAGCTAGAAGCTTATTTGTGTCCAGCTGGCGTATGGACCATAGGCTATGGGCACACTAAAGACGTAAAAGAAGGCGACAAAATAAACAAAGACGAAGCCGATTATCTTTTACAAGAAGAAATGATTGAGTACGAAAGTTATATTAACGACATGGTTGATGTTGACCTTAATCAAAGCCAATATGATTCTATGTGTGCGTGGGTTTACAACTTAGGGCCATCCAACTTAGGTAGTTCTACCATGCTTCGTGTTTTGAACGAAGGTAAGTATGATGAAGTGCCACAACAAATGAAAAGATGGAACAAGGCTAATGGTGAGGTGTTAGACGGTTTGATACGCAGACGAGAAGCAGAAGCTTTATTATTTCAAGGTAAAGAGTGGAGTGAGGTTTAGCATGTTACATAAATGCACTATACTGACTACAGACACTATGTGTTTAGGGTCAGGTGGCTACTATGTCACTACCTAGTTGCTTGACCCGTTTCTTATGAAAGAAGTATCTTTTAAAGACTTTGACATACTTTCAGAACAAGACAAATCAGAAGCTCTTGCCCTTTTACATCGCTACGATCAAATAGATAAGCAAGATAGCTGTCAAAAAGATTTTATAAGTTTTGTAAAGCATCTGTGGCCTGAATTTATAGAAGGCAGACACCATAAGATCATAGGCGACAAGTTTAACAAAATAGCACAAGGTAAATTAAAACGATTGATTGTGTGTTTACCTCCCAGACACTCTAAATCAGAATTTGCATCTACCTACTTTCCAGCATGGATGATGGGCAAAAGAGGTGATCTAAAGATTATACAAACCACTCACACCGCTGAATTAGCTGTGCGATTTGGACGTAAGGTTAGAAACATAATAGACAGTGAGGAGTACCAACACATATTTCCTGAGTTAAAGTTACAGGCAGATAACAAATCAGCTGGTCGATGGACCACAAACCAAGAAGGTGAGTCGTTCTATGCTGGTGTCGGTGGTGCGATTACAGGTCGTGGTGCTGATTTACTTATTATTGATGACCCACACTCAGAGCAAGACGCACTATCTCCTAAATCGTTAGAGTCGGCTTATGAGTGGTACACGTCTGGTCCAAGACAAAGACTACAGCCGGGCGGGATTATTGTGATAGTAATGACAAGATGGAGCA